AATGACCCCCCGTGTAAGTCCTTGAATATAAGGCACTTACGCATGGCGTAAACCCTTGGTATTCAACATGTTACGCGTGCCCCGTCTTGCAGCAAGTTTCGTGCCAACAAGGGACGCCCCGCGTAAGCCCTTGATATTCAAGAGCTTACGAAGGGGATTTTTTACCTTTCGCCTTCTGACGCAATCTCGCGCATCTCTGCGGCTTTCTCTAAACGACCCGAAATCCTTGTGAACGTTGAAAGATTGTGCCACATTCCATCGGAAAAGTCGTAATCTGGATTAATCCGGAAAATGTCGCCACAGTCTAAACATTCAATTTCATCCTCCGAATAATCCAATTCAATTTCGTTATCGCATGTTGGGCAGTTGCATTTCGTTTTGTAAGTATTCATGTTTTTAATTTTTCTCCGTATTTTTCGTATGGCGTTTTGCCGTAGCCAAGTGAATCTTGACTATGGAAAGAGTATCAGAAAAATTGTTTGGCGCAAGAGTTATTTTGCTTTTCCGAAAGATTTATTTTAAATCTTTTCTTTACATTCGGCGCGGTTTCATGTAAAGAAAAACTTTTTCCAAATACGGTTCACGCCCCCCCCAATTTATGAAAAAAAAAATTTTTTTTAGGCGCATATGGCGACAGGGGGGCTGTTATATCAGTCTCCCCGAAAACACACAACCAAATCTAATTAATTAAAATTATAATTAATTAAAATATTCATCAGGGTAAAAAAATCCCAACAATCTAATAACAATTAATAAAAAAGAGCCCCCTATTTTAAAAAATATAAACAAAATAGCCCAAATAACCAAATCATTCGGGCAAAAAATACGCGGGGCTTTTTTATTTTTTAAACTTTTTTGGCAGCATAAGTGTAATATAAATCAAATGTATATCACAGGCACAGTGTCAGATTTTGAAAGTAGGCTTCATCAACTTGCAATTAGCGGGGCAGATTTAACCACTTTTTTAACTGAATGTCGGGGGTATACAGGAACTGGCGCGCCATCCTCTGGTGCGCCTGCTTCAGGCCTCACTGACCGCTGGAACAGAGAATTCGCAATAAAATTATATCAAATATCTGGCTTGAGTAATTACTACTTAACAGGTGCAATTTAATTACTTATGGCCAAACACCATATGAAAAAAAATAAAAACAAAGAAAAAGACCAATCTCCATATGTTTATCAAGACGACAAATTCAAAGGCAAGCTCCAATTTAAGAACAAAATCCAGTGGACAGAAAAGCAAAAAAAGTTTCTAGAATTAGTTTCCAATAAAGAAGTTAAATTAATTTTTATTAAAGGCCCTGCAGGGTCCAGCAAGTCTATTCTTGCAGTATATGCTGCCCTTTTAATGCTTGATCAGAAAAAAGTGTCTGAAATTATGTACATTAGGTCAGCAGTTGAAAGCTCAGAGTCAAAAATGGGCTATCTGCCAGGAACCAATGAAGAAAAAATGGCCTTTTATAACCTTCCATTTGAAGACAAGCTTTACGAATTGCTGCCCTCTAACGATGTTGAATCATTAAAAAAGCAACAAAAAGTTACCTGCTTTTCAACCAACTTTGCTCGCGGCATGAGCTGGAATGCCAAAGCCATTATTATGGATGAGGCCCAAAACTCCTCGCGAAAAGAAATTGTGACCATTTTAACAAGGTTAGGGCAGTTCTCCAGGTGCTTTGTATTGGCAGACCCACTACAAACAGACTTGCCGCACGGTAAATGCGGCGGGTTTGAGGAAATCTTTAACTTGTTTAATAATGACGAGAGCCGCGAACAAGGCATTTACACCTTTGAGTTTGGTGAAGAAGATATTATGCGCTCAGAGCTTGTTAGATTTTTAGTTAAAAAGTTTCACCAGTTGCCGCCTAAAAAGATTTAATATTCTTTAACAAGTCTTCTTTTTTAAGGAGCTTGGTGCGGCCATTTTTTATTGAAAGCAAGTATTTTACTTGTGCAGAGTCATTCTCTTTGGCAAACCTAAGAATGTCGGTCACTCTTCTGCACACTACAAAGTCCATGCTTGCTGCATTATAATTTGGGTGCGGCGCTTTATAAGCGTTTTCAATTAGTGACCCATTTGCATCATTTGGGTCAGAAATGAAAACATGATTCCATAAAATACAAACATTTTCATCAAAATAATAATACCCTTTATATTTGTCGATTTTGTCCATAAATATGTCTGCCGCTTCTTCCAAATTACTCTCTTTTACAATGAAATTGCTGGTGGAATGATGTTTTATCAAGAGCTCTTGGCACTTAACAAAAAATTCAACTTTTTCTTCTTTTGGTATGGGATAAAATAGGTTTGGCATAAACTTGTGTAAATTTCTAATAAATAGCTGTCTTTCTATTATAAAATAAATTAAATATGAGTATACAAAATAAATTTTGTCATCATTGTGGGATAAAGCTGGTCCCCATTGCAAAGTTCTGTCCAGAGTGCGGAACATCCCAAGCTTCTTTATCTTCAAAGCCTCCAGTTGAGGAACAAGTTAAGCCAAAAAATAGACCACAATCAACTTTTACTCCAGTAGCAAGGGGAGAAGGAGATGATGATGATGATAGTTATATTGATCACCTGAGTCATTTGGATATTTCCATGTCTGCATTAGACGTAGAATATATTAGGCAAGATAATCCATCAAGAGAAAACGTTGGAAATTTAGTTAAGCAAGGTTCATCACTGCCTCAAAATGCAGATAGTTTTACAAGGGGAACGCCTGCGCTAGTTGATCATCAAACCTTTTTGCAACAATTCAAAAATGAGGCAGGCACATTAAGACAAAAATAAAATGAGAAAAATAAAGCGCCCAAAATTTGAGGATTGTTTGGCTTTAATCAATCAAGAAATAACAAAAAGAAAATCAAAATGGAATTTATCTTCAATAGCCTGGATGGATTATGACGATGTTTCTCAGATTATTCGCTTTCACATTTACCAAAAATGGAAACAATACAATCCCGAAAAACCACTGCAGCCTTGGATAAGTATAATTATAACCAATCAACTTCGAAACTTAATCAGAAATCATTACACAAATTATGCCCGCCCTTGTTTAAGGTGTGATGCCGCAATTGATAATGACGGGTGCAAGATATACAAAGAGCAGTGTGAAGCATGCCCCCTATTTGCCCATTGGAAAAAACACAAACAACCCGCAACTTTTGTTAAGCTTCCTGTTTCTATAGAAAATCACAACCACGAAGTCTATGATATTCCAGACAACAACAATTACGGCATAGAAGACATAAAAAAGCTGCACACCTTAATGAAAAAAATATTAAAGCCAATAGAATATCAAGTATACAAAGGCTTATATATTGACAACGAAGAAGAATCTGTTATTGCAAAAAAATTAGGTTTCATTTCTAATGAAAAGGGCCGCACCCCAGGATACAGACAAATAAAAAATATAACAAAATCAATAATTGCTAAAGCTAAGGAATATATAGAAAAAGAAGGTTTATATTAATATGGAAAATGCTCCAGAAATAGAATCTCTTACCCCCGAACAAGAGAAGCAGATGATGGATTTCTGGAACAAGACACCAGAAGCTCCACCAGGATTAAAAGAAATTACAAAAGAGTTATTTGGTGGCGATTTTGATGGCAGAAGTTCCCAGGGGCGCGCAGTAAAAAAGTCTTTATCAAAATATAATCTAAAAGCAAAAGCGACCAGTGATTATGTTCCTAAAACCAATGAAAAGCAACTAAGCGAAGAACACCGGCAATTCATTATAAATAATGTCTCCACAATGAATTCGCTTGAGATTGCAAAAATTATTTTTCAAAATAATGGTCTCACCAATTTAAATTCAGAAACCCGGGCAGTAAATGAGTTTGTTAAAACTCTTGACACAAAAGTAATTTATAACCAAGCTAAGAATGATGATATTCCCGCAGAGAATTATCAACCCCCCGCAACCATTGAAAAAGTCTTAAGAAGAGTAAACAAATATGTTAACTGCACTCTTGACAAGGAAAACTTAAAGAACCATCAAAAAAAGGGTTTAGAGGCTCTTATAAATTACTTGCACACATTTCGTTTTATTAAACAAATGAATACTTTTGACAGTGAGGATGACCGAACGCTTTGTGAAGACGCTTTTGTTCGCTATACTTACGATAAGCCCGATTTAAATCAAGAAGAAGTTGACCAATACATTGAATTATCAAATCAAGTTGTGCAAGGATTCAAGGTTTTGCGTCGCAGCGAAAGAATGCAGTTTGCCCTTGAAGAAATAACTGGCAATGACCCAGACACAATGAAAGTTTCAATGGGTCTTGTAGAAGCAATTGGTAAGGCCAGCACTGAATATGACCAATGCATTAAGCGCCAACAAAAACTCCTTGACGATTTGAAAGAAAAAAGAAGCACCCGCCTTTCAAAACAAATTAAGGAAAATGCATCCATCTTGAACCTTGTGCAAATGTGGCGCGACGAAGAAGAGCGTAAGAAAATGATTAAGTATGTTCAAATTGAACAAGATGCAATTGCCCAAGAAGTTGAAAAACTCACTAGTATGGATGAAATTAAAGCCAGAATCCTTGGCTTAAATAAAGACGATATATTGTATGGATAATTTATGAATCTTGCTTGCGCAATATGCTCTAAAAAATTTGAGAATGATGTTTCTCTGCATCATCATTTAAAAGCTCATAAAATTAGACAAACAGAATACTATCAGACTCATTTCCCTAGAAAAGATAGGTATACTGGCCTAATAATCAAATACAAAAACAAAGAACAATATTTTTCTGCCGACTTTAACTCAAAGGCCTCGTTAAAGGGATGGCTAATGTCTGTTGCCCCCGAATTGGCAAAAAGCTATATCAAAGAAATCTTAGTCAAGCGCAAAGAAAAAGGCAAACTAAAATATGCACCAACTCAAGTTGAATTAAAAACTATGATGGTCCCAGGCATAAAATATATAAGTGATCAATTTGGTTCCTACTCTAATTTGTGCAATGCAATTGGTTTAGAAATTAGGTTTTCCTCGAATAGTTTAGATGAAAAAAAATTCAAAGATGTTTCCAAGAAGTTTATCTTTACTGACTCAAGAGAGCAAAAAGCTTTAGAATTTGACAACCGAACAAGAGTTAAAGGCATGTCTTTTGGAGACTATAGAATGAAGGGTTCTTCAGTTTATATAGAAAGAAAATCTCTTGGAGACGCTTGGGGAACCTTAACTGGTGGATTTGAGAGGTTTGAGCGCGAGATAATTCGCGCAAAAGAAGCAAATGCGTATTTGGTTATACTTGTTGAAAGTTCTTTTTCTAGTTTAGAGAAGTTTCCGCTTCAAAGACAAGTTGCTGGTAAAATAAAGATACCAGTTGAGTTTTTATATCACAATATTAGAGACTTAATGCAAAAGTATACGCATATACAATTCTTATTTGTTAATGATAGGGATGAATCAAGCAGAGTTATTCAAAAGCTATTCTCTGCTGACGAACAGGTAAAAGATGTTGATCTTCAACTTCTCTACGATTTAGGAAAACTATAATGTGGTATTCTCCCGAAAAATATAAAAGAGAAGTTCTTGATGTAAATAAAGAATTTTCATTGTTGACTGGGGAGCTTGATGAGAAAACTGCAAAGATTACTCTTGCAAGGTTCCTTTTTCGCAACCTTGGGTTCACTACAGAATTATTAACTGGAACCAAGCTCTACCCTGACCAAATTATTAACATCAAAGGAATGTTAAATAGTAATTATACCATGTGTGTTTGGGGTCGTGGTCTTGGTAAAACTTTCTCCGCAGCAATGTTTTGTATTTTACAGTGTATTTTCTTTCCAAAATCAAAAATCCTAATTGCTGGTCCCACATTCAGAACAGCAAGGTTTATTTTTAATCACATTGAAAAAATGTGTGATAGTCCTGGCGCCAAATTACTTTTTCAAGCAATGGGGGCAAAGTCAAAGAGAAACGACGAATTCCGATGGAGTATAAATGGTGGAGAAATTGTTGCCATTCCTTTAAACGGCGAAAAGATTCGTGGTTTTCGCGCAAATGTTCTTGTTATTGATGAGTTTTTGTTAATGAATGAGGAAATTGTTGAAAAGGTTTTGATGCCATTCCTTTTGGCTCCACAAGACATTGATGAGCGCCAAACCATTCGTCGCAAAGAAGATGAACTGATTAGAAGGGGTCTACTAAAAGAAGAAGAAAAAATGATTTTCCCAAATAAAGCAAAATTTATTGGGCTTTCATCAGCAAGTTACACTTGCGAGTTTCTTTATAAGAAATATGACGAATTTGTCAAAAAGATTTATGAGCCCAGTATGACAGAAACTGGAGAAAAGTATTTCATTAGTCAATTGGCTTGGAACGCCATTCCTCCAGACCGTATTGATAAATCCATTATTCAATTGGCGGGTAGTAATGAGTCTAATGCAGCCACTTTTAAAAGAGAATATGGGGCCCAGTTTATTGATGGGTCGGATAGTTATTTTTCAATGAAGAAAATGATAGAATGTAGTATTCCCGATGGCGAATCACCCTCTATTTTATTAAAAGGCGAAAAAGACAAGAAATATCTAATAGCAATTGACCCAAACTTCTCTAATTCTCCAACTGCCGATCATTTTGCCATGTGTGTTGTGGAAATGGATGAAGAACGGTGCTCAGGCACAGTTGTTCATAACTATGCCAAGGCTGGTAAAGATTTAAAAGACCACATTAAATACTTCTACTATATTTTAAAGAATTTTAATATTGAAATGATAATTATTGACTATGCTGGTTATCAATTTCTTGAAGCGGCAAACGAAAGCGAGTGGTTAAAGAAAGAAAAAATTGAAATTAAAGTGTTCGAATTCTACGCCGAAAAAGATGGCATAGAACTAGAAGATCAATTAAAAATAGCCAGAAGAAGCCTCAATAAAGAAATCCATAGAATAGCTTTTACTCAATACTTTACAACAGATTTTATTAGAAAAGGTAATGAATGGCTCCAGGGGTGCATTGATTATAAGAAAATATGGTTTGGATCCAATATTAAGGCCGACGAATCTACTTTTGATAAAACTGTGTCCACAAGCCTTGATAATGATTTACAATTAATTGATGAAGAATCTCTTGGGGACTTTATTGACGAGCAAGAAGTGTTAATGAGACAAACAAAGTACCAGTGTGCCTCAATTGAAGTTAAGTCCACAGCCAAAGGCACCCAAAGCTTTGACTTGCCCCAAATAATGAAAAGAGACAACTCTTCTTCAAGAATGAGAAGAGACTCTTATACCGCCTTAATGTTGGCTTGTTGGGGCTTAAAATGCTATTATGATATAACCAGAGTGCAAGAGGAAGAATCTCAGTCTAGTTTTGAGCCTATCTTGTTTTAAAAAGTGTAATTACCGTTAGTTTGTAATTATAATAATACGGATCAAGGAATAAAAAATGGACAGCACAATTAGGTTAAGACAATTAAATCAACCGGAACTTTCTGGCTATATAGTCAGTGTTTTTGCTGGACAGTCACAGGCTAATACTTCTGGAAACATTATTCCGTCTAGTTCTGGAGTTTATAATCTTGGCTCCACAACAAGTTATTATAAAAATTTATATTCTAATGGAATTACGCTCCCTTCTGGTAGTGGAATTCAAATTGGGAGCTCTTTTGTTACCGCTTTTACTTCTGGCGGCGCAGGCGTAATTAAGATAGATAATTATACAATTGTCTCTTCAGGCAATTTTATATCAATCCAGGGGCCGCAAGGTATTCAAGGTCCAAGTGGTGCCACGGGCATTACTGGAGCAACTGGAACTAGTATTACTGGGGCAACTTACAGTGGCAGTACATACAAGTTGTATCTCCAATTATCAAATGGTACAAGCACCGGAATTTACATACCTCCCTTAAGTGGTGCAACAGGAATCAGTGTAACTGGATTTTTTCAAAGTGGCAGTGTTATTTATCCTCAGTTTGATAATTTTAGAGGAACTGGGAAAGCAATTTATTTACCCAGTGGCGCTCAAGGAATACAGGGGCTTCCTGGAACCGTAACCCTCAATTACTATTCTGGACTTGCTCCTAACACGGGAAGTTATACTCAAGTTAATTTCCCAAGCGGAGCATATATTTTAGACTATTATGATTCAAGTGTTTTTCCAGCAATATCTTTAATGAGGGGGATGACTTATACCGTTGATCTTTCTGGACTAAATACTCACACAATTAATGAACAAGATTATTTATTATTGAGTGGTTCGCTATCTGGGACAACTGTTCCTACCGGAATAATCGGTGGTCAGAGCAATTATTATTCAGACCCAAACAATGGAACAGGATATTGGCGTTTGGCATTTTTTGATAAAGATTCTCCAGTTGGAATTTATTCAGGTCAATACGCAGATGAGAATACTTTTTTAAATGCTTTCTCTAGCGCAGGAAGAGCAGTAAAAAATGACGAAGTATTTGGTTCCTATTACTATCCAGACTTATACAGAACAAGTTTAACTTTTAATACTAGATTTACCGCCCAAAATCAATACAAATATGGGTTCATTGTTTATTCTTTACAAGACCAAGTAATGACAGAGGATTCTATTGCAAACGCTTATTCTTTTGCAATTATTACTGGAGATGCATATGTTTCATCTGGTGTTGGTCCAATTGGCCCACAAGGAATTCAAGGAATTCAAGGGGAAGTTGGTCCTATTGGTCCACAAGGTCCCACTGGTCCACAAGGTGATAATGGAGCAGATATTGTTGCCATAAACCAAGGAGTTTACGAAATACAGTTTGTTTTTTCTGATGGTTCTGAATCAGATTGGATTGAATTGCCTGTAGGAGGTCCAGCAGGACCATCTGGCGCAACCGGCCCAGCAGGTTCATTAACAAATTATTTTAGCGGAGAGTATGTTAATACAAATACATATAGTCAGAATGACACTGTATCAAGGATTGGTTCTTCTTATATCTACACCGGCAGCTCTCCTACAGCCGGTAACGCACCAGAAAATGGGATTTATTGGCAATTATTAGCAAAAAGTGGAACAATTGGTGCCACAGGAGCAACCGGCGCATCTGGAGTGGCAGACAGATATAGTTCAAGTTTTTATGTTCAGTCTGGTTTCCCCACTGGAGTTGGATCTTATGCAAACGGGATTACCGGCATAACTGTAAATGGAACCGGCTTAAGTGGAACAGGAGCAAGATTTTTAACTGGTCAACTTGTTTCGTTTAGAAATTCTGGACTAGCTGGTTATTCTTACACTCCATATCAAAATATCATACTTGCCTCCAATTCAGTAACAAATTCTTATTGTTTTGGAACGGTAAGCTCATACAATTCAACCAGTGGAATTTTAAGCTTTACGGTCTCTTCTGGTGGTACTGGGGTTGTGAATTCTACAATATCTGGTGGATATTTCCTTTGGTACAATTATAATAACTCTACAGTTAATTTGGGTGCCAATTTAATGTCTGGGGGTCCAGGACCCCAAGGTCCAATTGGCCCACAAGGTCCATCTGGGCAGCCTTCCTTGTTAAGGAATTCAAATAATATTGTAGCAAATTATGACAATGGAACAGGTATTCTTCTCCAACCCTCTGGTTTAGATGTATTTAATATTACAATTAGTGGAGATGGAACTCAATATCCTGGAGTTGATAAAATAGGAATAGATTTTGATTGGACATATTTTAATACTGGAAAATGCGTGTTGTTAAAAGTTAGAAATTTGGGAGTTCCAGATGGTAATAGTGAACCATCTTTATTTTATTTTTCTGGAAACAGCGCTAATAGAATAAAATGGCCAAATGATATTTTTACTTGCCCAAATCAAGGACAAGTGTTTATTTATTCAATATTAAGATTTGCGGACGATGAAGACAATCAAATATCTTGTTTTGGAACATATACAAATCCATATAATTATTAATAAAATTTATGAAAAAAAAGAAACAATTAGAAAAACTAGAAATGATTGGGGCACAATCATCTAGTTCTTCTTTAGACTCAAAGAAGACGACCAAAAAGACAAATAAAAAGAGCGCGCCCTTTGAGCCAGAGATGGTTGCCGAAGCGTCATCCAATGGCAGCGATGGTATGCGTCGAGATGTAGCTGGGTCAATTGAAAGAACGGATCGTTTTAAAAATATTGATGATGGCCTTGTTCCTTTTCGCAACTCTAACGCTATCTATGGACCAAGTAAATCTGCCGTTGATATTCGTGACGCCGTCATTCTTTGCCAGAAGTGTTATTATAATTTTGCCCTTTTTCGTAACATCATTGATTTGATGACAGAATTTTCGATTGACAATATCTACTACAAGGGTGGCACAAGACAATCTAGAATATTCTTTGAAGCTCTTTTTAAGAAAATTAATATTTGGGATTTGCAAGATAAATTCTTTCGTGAATATTATCGCAGCGGCAATGTGTTTATTTATCGTTTTGATGCAGAAGTTAAACCCAATGATATTAGAAAATTGGTCCAAAGCATGGCTGCCCAAAAAGATCCATTTGCTTCAAAAAGAGTTACTCCAATTGGCGATCCAGTTCTTGATCAAAATAAAATTATTGGCGACCCAGCGTTGGATAAAAATAACAAAATGGGCTATCCAACTGGATACCCAAAAGATGGAGACAATAATCCTTTGCTCCAACAGGGAGACATTAAACTAGAGATAGAGCCAATGAAAATGCCAGCAAGATACATTATCTTGAACCCCGCTGACATTAATATGTTGGGCACAGCCAACTTTTCGTATGGTATTTATTATAAAATTTTAACTGAGTATGAGGTTTCAAGACTTCGCAATCTACAAACCGAAGAAGATATTGAAGTATTCAATTCTTTACCCACGTTTACAAAGGACCAAATTCGAGCTGGTGTTCGAAGCGTATATATTCCTTTGGATACAAAAAAGGTTAAAATTGTCTTTTATAAAAAACAAGATTATGAACCTTTTGCTGTTCCAATGGGCTACCCAGTTTTAGAAGATATTAATGCAAAGATTGAAATGCGCCGCATTGATATGGCCATCACCAGAACAATGCAGCAAATGATATTGCTTGTTACTGCTGGAACTGAGCCAGACAAGGGCGGAATCAATCAAAAAAATCTAGAGACTCTTAAGACGCTATTTACTAATCAATCAGTTGGTAGAGTTTTGGTTGCAGATTACACAACCAAAGCAGAGTTTATTGTTCCTAAAATTGCCGAATTACTTGATCCAAGAAAGTATGAGATTATTGATAAAGATATTAATGTTGGTTTGAATAACGTATTTTTGGGTGGAGAAAAGTTTGCCAACCAGCAAAAGAAGATAGAAGTTTTCGTAAAGAGGCTTGAACAAGCAAAGGAGGCTTTTTTAAATAACTTTTTAATTCCAGAGATTAAGAGAATTTCAAAGTCACTCAATTTTAAGAGTTACCCAACTCCTTATTATGATGATACAACCCAAAAAGATGACCCGCTTTATACTAAAATATACTCCCATTTAATTGATGTGGGCGTTTTAACTCCAGAGCAAGGTATTGAAGCCATTCAAACTAATCGTCTTCCAGAAATTGACGAGCTTGAGGATGGACAAAAGGCCTACAAGAAACAAAGAGATGCAGGTCTTTATGTTCCTTTAATTGGTGGACAAAAAACACCAGGAGATTCATCTGGAAGACCACAGGGGGCCACGGCTCCTCAAACCACAAAGAAGGTTTCTCCAATTGGAGCAAAAGCAAGCGAGCAAAAGCCCGAAATGCAATTTAGCTTATCTAGATTAAAAGATAATATGCTCCTATCTCAAGAAGTTGAAAAAGAAATCTTTTCTCAATTAAAGAAAAAGCATAAAATTAAAAAATTAACTGATGCTCAAATTTCAATTGGTTCAGAAATTTTAAATGTCATTATTGCTAATGAAGAACAGGAAAATTGGAAAAATTCTGTTGAAGAATATTGCAATAATCCAACTGACAAAAATTTAGATAGAGTAGGTAAAGTTTTGGCCATTGCGGCCGAGCATCAAGTTGATACCTATATGGCCGCTCTACTTTATTCTAGTAAAAAATAAAGAATAAAAATGTCATTTGGAAGCTTTAATTTATTTGGCTTCTATCAGCAGCCAGGGAAAAGTGGTCAAACTTTTCCCACTAATTTAACTACTGAACAAAAGCAATTAGTTATTGAAGGAGGCAACAATAAAGCCGGAACTGTTGCTGATTTTAATTGGTTTTTCCCGTACGCGGGTGAAGTTGTACCCTTGCAGATTATTGAAGGGGGCGGAGGAGCATTTCAAACTACTTTACTAACAGATTCTTCTGCTGGAATAAGATATCCAACTGTTTCTGCAAATTTGTCTGGAAGCCTGTTTGGAGATTTTGATTTTTCTAATTCAAGACTAGTAATGTCTGGAAATTATTTCCCTCAAGACTCGGACTTCTCAACAGTTGCTGTTGTATTATCTGGTCTTATAACTGGTAATAACCCAGATATAGTTTCAAATTCAATATTTTTAAGTGGTTTATTAAGTGGAATAACCTTTGATCAAAATATTGTATCTACAATTATTTCGGGGAGTGTTATTAATGGTTCACCTCATCAATGCGACCTTTCTCCTAAATTTTCTGGTTTTTTCAGTGGAGATAATCTCGATTTTGCAGCAATATCAAACAATTTAAGTGGTAAATTTTTTCCATTAAATAATGATTACTCAAACATAAGTTATTCTATAGAATCTTACTCTGGAAAATTCAATTATGACTTTACTGGAATAGCTTTAGAAGATGATATTAATAATATAACTTATTTCTTAGACAGCTTTACTGCCAGAAATTAAAATAAAGTAGTGTAATTAAAAATAATGAATACTAGTATAAATTGTGGATTAAAAGGTCAGTACAAGGTGGACGTTTTTCGTGGAGGAGGCAAATCAAGGGAATTTGTTGAATCCACAAACTGGTTTTCTAATGACATTACTAATATTGGATTAAACTATCCATTTACTTATCCATTTGCTAAATGTTTCATGTTTTTGTCGATTGGTACTGGTCTTACTGCTCCAACAAACAATTCTAATGGAACGGGTTTGGCCACTGGATTGGGCTCTTTCAGCGTTTATAATCCTACTTCTGCAAGTTATGGTACTCAACTTGGTCAATACATTGGTTGGGAAGGTTATGAAATTGGTGGACCACATGATAGCACGTACGATGGATCCCTTTCTTCTGCTTGTGGAACAGTTTTAACAAATCAAGGAGTCAATTTATATAGGGGTTGGACAATTCCAACCGGTTCATATGAAAATGGAAATGTTGTTGCTCAAAACATGACGATTAATCAGTTTATGACTTCTCCATCAAGTGGTAGTGATGTTAATGGTAACAAAGCTTTTAGCTTAGTTAGCAGAACAATTGTTGTTCCATCTGGATATTCTGCCACAATAACTTATCAATTAAGCATCAATTTCTCAAATTATGCGTCTGGATATACTTTCTTTTCTGGAAATAATGATACTACTGGAGGTTATTTTAATACTGGTAATGCTTCAACTGGGGCAAATGGTTCAAATGAATTTGAATTATTAAGTGGGTGGTCCAAATTAAGCGGTATTTATCGCCAAATTTTTCCTGCTATTCAATTAATTGATGGCGTTGGAGCTTGTGTTATTCCTAAAATGGGATCAGATCTTGAACCAAGTAAAATTAATTGTCAAAAATCTGTTTTTTACCTTTCTCCTGATATTTCTCAATTTGCTGTTAATAAATTTGGTGGGGCTTCAACGGGAGAGTATGGAGCGTATAATTCTTATGGATTAATGGCTAATTATGCAGAATTCGTTAGTCAAGTTGGCGGAGATTTAGAAATTCATTCTGATAAGGAAGATGGGTCTATTTTTAGTGACGCAAACAAGTGGTATTATTCTGGAGACGCAGTAAATACTCCCGATGGTTCTTCTCAAAATGGTGCATCAACAACTGAGGCAGAAATTTTAACAAACACTCGTTTGGAAGGAATGATTCCAATATCAAATTATAACAGTGGAGCTTTACCCACTAGCTCTTTAAATTATCAAACAAAAAGTTATATTGGTGCAAAAAATCTTCCTGTTGCTTTTGCCACTCCCGGCAGGCTTGGATTTAATGGTTCGTTTTCTGATTATGGACAAAAAGCGGTGTATTCTTCTTATTTAAAGAGATTACCAATTTCTGCTGAAGTTACTGGCACCGGAGTTAGAGGTAAATACGTTACAAAAAGATCAATTTTTTCTCCAATTAATAGTTACGGCACAAATAGCCGATATGGCAGTTTAACTCTTGCATACAATACAGCAACTAACACAATTGGAAGCGCGGATTTTCATCCCTATATTGATTTCTTATTTTTTGATGACCAAGGCAGGGGAGCAAACATGCCTCATTATCGTCTTATCCCTGATATTTATTTGGTTGAAAGAGGTAGTGGCGTTGCAAGCGTCAGATTTGACATTACTGGAGCAGATGGCTCACAACCATCTTCAATTAATAGATTTTGGACTGCGGATGGTTTTATGGGTAATGGTGTTTCAATTTATGACAACGTAAGTGGAATCAACATAGGTCAACCACTTTTAAATCAAACAGTTTACCAAGGAACTAATACTTTTATTCCTCCCGGAAATAAAGTGGCTGGATATTTATTTACTGGCCAATTTTTAAATGAAAATGTCCCTGGAAATGTAACTTACAATAACAACACTGGTTGGGGGTCAGTTTATGGAGTCGTTGCAAGTACAGGTTTTTACGCTTCTCAAATTGACACTTGTTTAACTGATAATCCGTCTTGGAGCGGCTTTAGTGGAGGAATTCCAAACTCAACTGGCTCAAATATATATTGGCCAATTGTAAATAGTGGAATTGGATTAAGAATAACTGGAGTAAGTTATTTCTTTAGTGGTTATGGAAATGGTACTATTTCTGATACTCCAAATATTTTAGGAACAGGAAGAACAGCAATTAACGATGTTCTTTACAATGGTCAAACTGTTATTGGAAATATTTATATGCTTAGTACTCCAAATAGTTTAACATTTACAAATGCTCCAAATCCATCTATATCCATGCAATTTTTAGGGGACCCTGGTAATAGTTATTTAATTACTGGATATAATTTATCTAATACATATCAAAGAGGTACTGGATTATATTTAGGTTTATCTACTTTAAATGCTTATACCTCTACAGGTGATGCTAATTTTTCAAGTATAAATGGTTCAACATTAACTGTATCTGCCATAGCATGGAAAAAACCATCAGGAGTTATTCGTCACGTTGAAAATATTAACAATATTGGATACCGATTGTTGCCAAATTATGCAACCGCAAACAATGCAGGAGTAAATACTTATCTCCCAGTTACAGGAGGAAAATTCCCAGGCATGAGCACTCAAAATGGCATGGAATTGTATTTAACTTTAAGCTGGACTGGAAGATAAAATATGTCAGCACTAGGACTAAAATTACAAGGTCAATTCAAATTGGACTTGCATGATGCCAGCGGCAACTTAATAAAGACGTCGGAATTTATAGATAACTTTATTACAAACTCTGGAGTAATGTATCCTTATTACTTTGCTTTCGCTGACTGCTTCCGATTTTTAAGTGTTGGTTCTGGGGATAAAGGAAATTCATTATTAAAAAACTTTCCAAATTCTTTTTCTGAAACAACTGGGCTGGAAATTGCCGTCCCAGAGTTATCTTACTTGGGTAACAGGAACGCTTTTAATTCTCCAGATACAAATTACGCATTATATCCGGCGTGCGGTTATACATTTTCTAGTGGAGGGGTAAACTTATTCAGACAGTGGACTCTTCCAACTAATTTGGGTGGCGGTGATCCAAATGGGGTATTCCAATCTGATGGAACATTTAATGAGTTTATGGTTTCTCCTGGTAGACCTTATGTTACAGGAGATGGTGGCATAAAATTTTGTTCATGTAGCGAGTATGATGATTATGCTACTGGATTAGATTGTTCGTCTATTAGCGAATATTATAGTTGGTTAAAAACAAAATATAGCGCCCAAGAAGGTAGATTAAAAACTTGTGACGCAACTGCAGCTTTTGCCAGAATAATTTATCCTTTTAGTTATACTTCAGGAAGCATTTTAAATGTTACTTATAAATTAAATGTTTCTATTGATACTGGAGTAAATTATAAGTCAATGTATTTTAATAACACCCACAATACAGAAGGTAACTGGAGTGGTTATTGGAATGCCTTCTTTAACATAACACAACCTGGGATTAAATTAATAAATGATGGACAAGTAACGAATTCTATTGCTCCAAATGGACAAACAAGATTACAGCATTTTGATTATACTGGAAGTTATGCTTATAATTTTGCAAATGAATATGGAGAATCATTTGTTCCTCCCCATGGAATACCACTTGAACCATCTAATGTCTCAATTGGGGCAAGTCCATTAAATCAAAATATTAGTTTTTATTTATCAAATAATAATTCTCAATTTTTAGTTAATCCCTCGGGTGGAAGATTCTCAGAAGATACTGGATCTTATAAACCCTGGAATCCCACAGGAGTGGATCTTAATATTTCAAACCATGGCCTTAAACCATATGTTAATGAAATAGATAGTGCTCTTACATTGGGCGGCGCATATTGGACAAATAATTTAAATAATTACAACATTAGAAAAGAGCAAGGTACCAGTCCAAATACTGGAAACATAACAATTGCTGATTCAATGAATAGTTCTTATTTTGATGCGACAGCAAGATCTAACCCAAATTTTAGTTTAATAAATTTAAAAGTTGGACTGCCTAATAGCGGCACAAGAACTGGTCAAGTTTTATACACATTCAATTTTCAAAACTATACTCAAACCAATACGTTGTCTATTAAAAGTTTTGTAGCAGCGTATAAAGATATTAGTTACGGTTCAAGTTGGAGACAAGGAGACACAACAAATCTTGTTCCGTTTTTTGATGCAATATTTTCTGGTAGTGGAGATGGTGGCGTTTTTATTCCCGAGATAACTACTGGTGTGGATGAGTTTGGTACAACTGGCGCATATTTATCTGGAGTTGGAAGTAATGATTATTTTTATCTTTTCTATGCGCCAAACTCTGATTATCCAGTATTAAACACGAAATTGACATGGAGTGTTCCTTGTCCTCCAGAAGTAAGTGGTTGTTCATAATTCAATTTTTAAGTGTAATTATAAAGAGATTTTATGATATTAAAAGATTTACCATTTAAGCAATCATTCTCTTCTATACAAATTAAACCCATTGTATCAGAGGAAAAAGATAAATTATTATCTTTGGCTTCGTTAAGTGAACTTTCCCATTTTATACCCAATATAGACATCACAAAAGACATTGATTTGCTGCCAATTGCTTTTAATGCTTGTGTTGTTAATAGAGTAAACAAAAATGGCGACATTATTGATACAGACACTGCTTTGGCAATGTATAAGAACTTTGTTAATAAGTTTATTGATACAGAACATAATCGTCAAAAAATTATTGGAGTAATTTTATCGTCTTCTATCAGCGAGTTTGGAACAGACAAGCCCTTGTCAGAAGATGATGTTAGAGGCTCAAATAAACCATTTAATATTACTCTTGGCGGCATTGTATGGAAGGCAGTGAATCAAGACCTCTGTGATTTAATCGAAGAATCAAATGATCCAACATCTGAAAATTACTTAAATGTTTCTGCTAGTTGGGAGCTTGGATTTTCGGGATATAAAATTGTTGAACTTGCTTCTGGAGAAAAAAACCTAGTTCACCCAATTGAGGTAACTGATCCAGAGCAAAAAGAAATGATTAAAAAATACTTAAAATGCTTTGGCGGCGCAGGTGTTAAAGATGGTAAAACTTTTTATCGTATGCCCAACGAAAATGTTATTCCAATGGGCATAGGACTTACCGAAAAACCGGCAGCAGATGTAGTTGGAGTTGCAGTGAAAGAAGTTAAGCAAGAAGAAAGCGGAGCCAAAGTTGACACCAAAACCTCAAATAGTGAAGAAATACAAGAAAATTTTTCACAATCAAACGAAAAGAATGTAAAAATAGAAAGAATAAATAATATGAAAATCACGTCTATCCAAGATATTACTGATGAGAATTTGAAGCAATGCACCGCAGGTGTTATTACACAGTTCATTGCATCTGAAATTCAAAAAGCCAGCGAAGTTTATGCTGCAGAAAAGGCTGAAAAAGAAAACATGCACAAAAAGTTGCAAGACCAGCATGAATCTTTAACAAAATCAATTGCTGAAATGAAGGCCACAATGGACTCCCTTTCAAAAGAAAAGCAGGATCGCGAAGCAATGGATACATTCAATTCTCGCATGAATGATGTTTGCGCCAAATATGACTTTCCTCAAGACGTTGCAAAAGTTGTTGCTGATGATTTAAAGTCTTGTGCCGACGATGGTATGTACGCCAATTGGCAGTCCAAGGCTGATACTCTTTTCCGTCCCTACTTGAAAAAGGCCAAGGCCGAAGATATGACTGAAGCTTCTGCTGCCAAAAAAGATGAAGAGCAAGAAGAGAAAACAGAAAAAGTAGAAAACAAAAAAGAAGAAAAGAAAGAAGCCAAAGCTTCTGAAGAGACTATTAAAGAAGACAAAAAAGAAGCAATTGCTACTGTTGTCGAAAACGCTTTAGATAATGCAAAAGAAGAAACGGCTGGTTTGCCAAATAGCTCCCCCGCGAGTGCGCCAGGACTCAAAGCAAAATATCAAGCTGCTTTTGCTGAAGAAAATTTTGTTATCAAATTATAAACAAAAAAACAAAAGGATAAATTATGCCACTATTAAGACCATTTAGAGATTATAACGAAAAGGATGTAGTAAATCTTTACACTTTTTCTGGACAAGCAAGCGTAAACACGATTGTAAATCGTGGAACACTTGTAAAAGTTGTTGGTGACGGTTGGAGAAGTGATACTGAGCCAGTTGAAATTCTTGGCAGTTACGGTGATTTTAGCGTCAGTAACGTGCAAGCTTTACGTTATGGTACGCCCGCCAAAGTTACTTATTGTGGCTCTGGCACAGGAGACGTTCCGTTGGGTATTACTCTTTTTGATGTTCGTGAACTTGATGAAAACACAATTCCTCTCAAATATAACCCTCGTAAAGCCGCCGAATTGGAAGCTTGTATTTCTGGTCAAACAGTTCCTATTGTTACAAAGGGCACGTTCCTCATTAGCGGTATTCAATCTGGTTCATTGATTGTTCCTGGCGGCCCAATTTATGCCGGTTCAAATGGTGAACTTTCTGCATATAGCGCAAAGTGCGCGGTTCCTGCAGGAACATTTGGATTAGGTAATGGATATTATAGCGGTCAAGCCCTTTCTCCCGTTGTTGGAAAATTCTTGGGCGTCACAGGGGTTGATGGATTCTGCTTGGTTAAGATCTCCATCTAATAAATTGTTACAAAATAAGGAAAAAATATTATGGAAATTAAATTAAAAAATACACCAGAGCAAGTTGAGCTTATCAAGGCCATGGGTTCAAAAAACTCCACTGTTGCCCGCGAAGCCACTGAAGCTATTGCAGCGTTTTTGGCGCCAGTTATCAAGAAGGTTCTCTTGACTGCTGGTACTGCCTCAACTGTTTATCGTGATGTTGAATTCGACGAAGATTCGGATCCTTCAATCCCGTTGGATCTCTTCTACAATGAAGGTGCTGGATATGTGACCGTTTGGAGTCAGTCTCAAGCTGGCGGTCTCCCCACCTCTCAAGTTGAAGGAATGAAAGAAGTCAAGTTTGGTACTTATCGCCTTGACTCTGCCGTTTCTTTCAATAAGAAATATGCCCGTAAGAGCCGTTTGGACGTTGTTTCCAAGGCTATTGAGCGTATGGTTAACGAAGTTTTGACCAAGCAAGAACGCAATGGTTGGGCAGTTGTTCTCAAGGCTCTTGCTGAAGCTTTTACCCCAGTTTATGGTGGCGGTCAGTCTGTTCAGGCTCAATATGGTCATACCATTGCCAGCACTGATACTATTGGTGCTTCAAGCAAGTTCCTCTTGAATGACTTGAATAACTTAATGGTTCGTATCAAGAGAATCAACGAATCATATGCTGGTAACACACCAATTCAGCCATACTCTAACGGTATCACTGATT